CACAGGCTCTAACTCTTCAGAATTAGGGCGTAAAATTGAAGGAGCAGTAAAACAAGTCATTGTTGGTGAACTTCGTCCTGGCGGGCTTCTTGCTTCTCGCTAATTCCTTATGACTCAGCCCACGTTTGCCATACCTTGTGAATACGGACTAACTGTCCAGCGTGGATCACGCATTGAAAAAGTGCAGTTTGGCGATGGCTACGAGCAGACTCGTCCTGATGGCATTAACAATGACATTCGGCAGTATTCCATTGAGACAGTACCCATCCCTGATTCCACTGCCATTGCTCTTGACAATCAACTAGCAGCGCTCAATGGAGACTTCTTTTATAGTCAGTTCTTCATGGACAATGCAATGTATAAATATCGTCTAGATCCAAATCAATGGCAATGGCGAACAGTGGGGCCAAACAGTAATATTTTTAGCTTCACCGTGAGGAGGATTTATGACAATAGAAGCTGACGTTCAACAAGGCTGGCATGATGCCATTGTAGAGCTAATTGACCTAGACCTTTCTCCTATTACGAACGACCCTGCAGATATCTTTTATTTCACGAATCAGCTAAAGCCTAATGATACAAAGATTCAATGGAAAGGGAATATTTACGAGCCCATTCCTATTGCTGCAGCAGGTTACGAAAAAAGCACCACTGGACAAATTGCGCAGCCCACTTTGACAGTGGCCAATGTGCTTGGCACCTTCACGCAAGTTATCAATGAACTTGACGACTTGGTGGGCGCTAAGGTAACTCGTCGGCGCACTCTTGGTAAATATTTAGACGGCGAGCCTGGCGCTGATCCATTGCAGGAATTTCCCATTGATATTTTCTATATCGAGCGCAAAACGCAAGAGAATTCAATGGTTATCTCTTGGCAACTCTCCAGCGTGCTTGACCTTGAAGGCTTAAAACTACCGCGTAGAATTATCACGCAAAACTATTGTCAATGGCGATACAGAGGGAGTGAATGTGGCTTTACGGGGCCTGCACTTTATGGAAGCAACGACCGTTACATTGACACCACTGGACTTTCCGCTTTTGCTATTGCCGTGATAAATGCAGGCAGGCTTGTCGAGCAAAGACAACAAGAACAAATTATTGCGTTAAATGTTAGAAATGCTGCGATAAATACAAAAAACCAGCAATGTGAAACTTTTGTACTTTTGGAGACAAGGTATAATTTGTACGGTAATTATGTTGGTGGCGGGACGGCTATTTGGGACAATGTTTTTGTGGGTCTTAGCTCTACGTTTAGGCAGGGCAGACAGAGGGCTCGTACATCAATAAACCGTAGCCTGTCAGTTGCGTTCTATGAAATTGAGAGATGGGGAATTAACGCCACCGCTTGTAGCATTGCCACTGCAGAATTAGCCACCGCTGAAGCCAATTTAACTACTGCCATCAATAATTTAGTGGCAGCGCAAAATGCTTTGGCAGCCGCAAATGCAGCGCTTCCTCTTGCAGACTCGCTGCGCCTTCTAGACGTTTGCGGTAAGCGCGTGAATAGCTGCAAGCTGCGTTTTCCTTATTCTTCTCTGCCTTATGGTGGATTCCCTGGAGCCAATACGGTTCGCCAATGACGCCTTTCCCTCTCCTTGAGCCAATTATTCGCGCACATGCTTTTGAAAAGCCTGCGGAGGAAGCCTGTGGGCTTATCGTTGATGGCAAATATATTCCTTGTAAAAACCTGCACTCTTCGCCATCGTCTAATTTTGCTATTGCGGCAAAGGACTATGCCAAAGCAGAAAAGAAAGGAGCCATTCAAGCAGTGGTGCATTCACACCCTGAAGGTTTTGGCGGGTTCAGCAAGCATGACATTATTAGCTGCAAGCAAAGCAATGTGCCATGGTTGCTATATTGCACGCAATCTAATGAATGGCACTACGCTGACCCCACAGGCAATGCGCCCCTTATCGGCAGAGAGTGGGTGTATGGCATTTACGATTGCTATGGCATTCTGAAAGATTATTTTTATCAGACTTTTGCCATTGAGCTTGATGACTTTCCGAGAGGAGAAGAAGGTGAATGGGAAAGCCCTGAATGGCGCATGTTTGAAAAGAATTTTGCAGACCAAGGCTTCATCCCAGTAGACAAGCTAGAAAAAGCAGGCGACTTTATTTTGATGCAGCTACAGGCTCCCTTCCCTAATCATGCAGGCGTATTGTCGAAGCCAGAGCAGAATCTGTTCTATCATCATTTAATGGGCAGGCTTTCCGAGGAAAATGTATATGGCGGATACTGGCAGAAATGCACAAGTCAAGTGTTGCGTCATCGGGAGCTAATGTAATGGAAACTCTTATTGAAGTGAAACTACTGGGAGAGTTGGGGCGTCGTTTTGGACGTTCGTATTCTTTCGTGGCATCGTCTCCCAAGGAAATTATTTCAGCCCTGTCCAATCAAATTGAAGGCTTTAAGGATTACTTGCGCCAGGCTCATGAAAATGGCATTGGCTTTCGTTTAGTCGATGGCAATGCGGAAGGTATGAGCTACGAGGAAGTGGCAATGGGCTGCAAGCAATTAATTATTGCCCCCATCGTCACTGGAGGCGGCTCTATTGGACGCATTCTGTTGGGAGTCGCTTTGGTGGCGCTTGCTTTCATTCCTTTTGGAGGTGCATTTGCTGGTTTTGCCGCAGGTCAATTTGCCATAGGTAGTGGCATTTTATTCAGCCTCGGCACGAGCTTAGTGCTTACAGGCGTAGCATCATTGCTCACGCCGCCAGTAGAGCAACCAAAAGAAACAGAGCGGAAAGATAGTTTTCTCTTTGATCGTGCCACTGAATTGACCACGCAGGGACAGCCAGTGCCTTTGCTTTATGGCAAATTCCTTGCTGCTTCGCCATTGATTATTTCATCTGCCATTACCACTCAACAGGTGCCAGTCTGATGTCAGACGATCTCAAGAAGCTTATTGCTATACAGGGTGCTGGCGACAGCGGTGGCGGAAAGAAAGGTGGCAAAAAGCCCGTTGAAGATCCAGAATCTCTTCGCAGCAGATCAGACGCTGATATTGTTGCCGTGTTGTCAGAAGGCGAAATTCTTGGCTTTGAGCCTGGCGTTGATCCCCTCACTCGCCTGTATCTAGACGGCATTCCCATCAAGAACATTGATGGCAGTTTTAACTACACAATCACTAATTTTTACACTGGCTCTTCTTCGGCGGCCAATGGTAAAGGCGGGCTCATCCCTTCCATCAACGCCAGCATTCCAGGGTTAATTCGCGGTAATGTCATCAGCCAAGTAAATTCAGTAGTTCTTGATTATCGCGTGGGTACGCAGAATCAAGATCCAATGCCAGGCTTTGACAATATCAAGGCAGAACAAAGTGTAAGCGTAAGAGTTACGCAAGCGCAAGGAACTGTTTCTCGCACGACCATCGCCAGTAATTGGAACCGTCTTCGCTTGCGAGTGGGCGTCGGAGCCCTGTTCTTTATTAATAAAGACACGGGAGACGTTAAAGGTACAAGCGTAGAATTCAACGTAAAAATTCGCCCAGAAGGTGGCGGACTTTTTATAAATGAAAATAAAACAATTAGTGGTAAAAGCAGGGGGCCTGTAGATTTTGAATACGAATATGCGCTGCAAGGCACGGGGCCATGGGTGGTAAGCATTCAACGATTAACAGGCGATCCAGCTACTACTTCTGTCACTGATGACTTCTATTTCAAGGCGCTTGTTGGCTACATAGACTCATCATTTCGCTACCCCAACACTGCATTGATTGGTCTCAAAATTGGCGCAGAAAGTTTTATAAGGGTGCCCTCAATTGGAGCAGAACTGTTAGGCGTAAAGATTAAAGTGCCGACAAATTATGATTCATTTACGCGCACCTATCAAGGCATTTGGAACGGCACGTTCAAGACAGAATGGTCGAATAATCCTGCCTGGATTTTTTACGACTTGCTGACCAATACACGCTATGGGGCAGGAGAATTTATTGAAGAAGCACAAGTGGATAGATATAGTCTTTATTCCATGGCTCAATATTGTGACGAGCTAGTGCCAGACGGGAAAGGAGGGCGCGAGCCTCGCATGACTTTTAACGCCTACATCACCGACAGGGGCGAGGCTTATGAAGTGCTAAATAGCATGGCCGCTGCATTTCGTGGAATGCTTTACTTTAGCGAGGGCACCATTGTCGGCATACAAGATAAGCCCAAGCCTGTCAGTAAAATCTTTTCGCCTGCCAATGTTATTCAACAAGTGGATGACAGCGGAGAAGTAAGTGAGCCATGCTTTAGTTATGAAGGAACGGCACGTAAGGCGCGTAAAACTGTAGCTCTTATTAGCTGGAATGACCCCGATGATTTATATTCTTCCAAGATCGAATATGTGGAGGATCGAGATGGTATTGAGCGCTATGGCTACAGGGAAGCTGAAATTCGTGCATTTGGCACCACTTCACAAGGGCAAGCGCAGCGAGTGGGGCGATGGCTACTGCTGACGGACCAGCTTGAATACGAAACAGTTACTTTCAAGGTGGCAACTGAAGGCTTCTTTATTCTTCCTGGTGAAATCGTTGGCATTGCTGATCCAGCAAAAGGAGGCAAGCGCTTTGGTGGAAGAGTGACAAGCGCTACCACCACTTCCGTTTCCATTGACGCCCCTTTCACCATTGGAGCATTCTCTTATTTGCTTTACATCACGATGGAAGATGGCAGTATTTTGTCACGCACAATAATAAATGCTCCTGGCGAAACAACAACGCTTTTATTTTCTTCGCCATTGCCTTCTGCTCCCCTTGTGAATTCCCCTTGGATTCTGCAGGAAGGCAATGCAGGCGTCAGAAAGTTTAGAGTGATTTCAATGGTAGAGAACGATGGCGTGGTAACTGTATTAGGCACGTTGTACGACGAAGCCAAATTTATTCAAACTGATAGTGAAACAATCTTGGGCACACCCCGCATTAAAGTGGCATCAGTGCAAGCGCTGCCCACTGTTAATGGTGGCAACATTATCTTAGGAGTACCCTCGTAATGGCTCAATACGAAGTGGCATGGGAATTTCCTCAGTACTCGGGCTATTCCATTTTTAATGCAGGCATTAATCCTGCCATTTGCTGGAATGGTGTTCAGAACAATCCGTTCATTTCAGCTTTTGAAGTGGACTTCTTGGATTTAGAAGACAATAGCTGGGTCAACATTGGCACCACCACTGCCAACTTCATTCGTTTCCCCTCTGACATTTACAACTCGCAGAGTGTTTATCAAATTAGAATTGCTACAATTGGCACTGACGGCAGACGATCACCGTATGCTTATAGCCAAGCGACATTCTCAAGCCCATTGGTGTTTGATTTCATTGAGCCATTGACCATTAAACTAATCAATGGTACTGACGTGGCGAACCAACGCTATCTTTTCTTAGTTCTTTAATATGGCCAATCTTTACGGACTCGACGCTGCTGGCAATGCCGCTTATGTAAAGGCTACTGGCGCTGGCACTAACGGCGATCCATTCGTTGTCAACCACGACCTTATTTCGTCTGAGATAAAGAGTGCCTTTGTCTCGGCAAGTGGCAACGTAGACGTGGTGACTGCTGTGAGCGGCAGCAAGCTGCGTGTAACGGCAATGACCATCACTTCTCTGTCGGGCTGCACTGTAAAGATCCAGACGGGCGGCACAGCGGACAGGACACCTCCGTTCCATCTGGGAGCTAATGGCAACTTGACGCAAGCTAACCCCCTGGGCTTGTTTGAAAGTGTCACGAGCGAGAAGCTTAATGCCGTGGTGAGTGGCTCTACTGTTTACACCGTCATGCTTTCTTATCGCGAAGTTCTCACATGAGCGTATTCCTTGCTACGAGCTTGGCTCCTCAAATTGACTTGCGGCTATTGCGCAGGGATTATTTTGATGGCGTTAGCTTGCTTCTACAGGATGCAGACGGCGTGCCATATGACTTAGCAAACGTGCAAGTTTGTGCGTCCATCTTCAAAAATACAATTTCTGGCACGGTAGAGCAAGTAACCAGTCTCAACATTGAAGAGCAGGAGCCACTGCGCAATGGTACGGTGAGGCTATGGCTTAGCTCAGCGCAAACGGCATTGGTTTGGGATGCAGCGGCTAGCGTTGGTCCCGCCAATATTAGTCAAGCATTTTTCCCTTCCGCCTATACCGCTGAAAACTCTAGTGATTTCCTGTCAAATTCTGCATTGGGCTGGGACTTGCGCATTGAAAGGAAAGAAGAAATTGCAGACCTCGTAAGCATTAGCACTGGCACATTTATCTCGCAAACTAATCATGGGCTTGGTGCTACGGAGCGCGTGATTTTTGAAGGCACTGCGCAGTCTTCCATTAACTACAATGGTACGGGCGCTCGTATTTACACCAATTTAACTAACATTACTTACGCACCACCATATTCTTTTACCATTGCTTCTCTTTCTGGTATTACCGATGCCGCACCTGGCGGTAGCGTTTATAGACTAAAGCAAGATACAGTGGTAGCTGGTAGCGTTTTTGTTGGCACCACTTTTTCCAATTGTTTTCCTTGAGGAATTATGGCTGAGTTGAAAGAAGGCGTAAGTGTTGTAACAGTTGGTCGGACTGCGCCCATTCCTCCTGGCCCTCAGACTGCAGAAAAAAGCCTGCCAGTGGTCATTGCTTCTGACCAAGAGGCTGTACCAGTGGTAGTGCAGAACCAGCAGATTAGTGAAGTTAGCTTGAGCTTGTTGGGCATTCCTCGCGCAGAGACTGCACTTGGCATCTTTGCTGATGTTACGACTTACGATATCAACCCTAATGAATGGCAGAGTGAAGGAGGCGGTACTACTAGCCACATCGCTTCTGAAAGTGCAGCAAAGATTACCGTTGGCACTGCCGTTACTAATAACTATCAAATTTTAAGCAGCAAGCGTTTCTTCCGTTATCAGCCAGGACGAGTGAGTGCTGCTACGTTTGGCACGAGGGTAAATATTACTACGGACTACACTGACATTAAGAAGTTTGGTGCATTTGACAAGCGCGACGGCTATTACATTGAAGTGCAGGGCGGCGGACAGACTTCCATTACTGATAAGGAAACTAATTGCTATTGCGTAAGGCGCACAAGCGCATTGGAAAGCAACGAGCCTGGTATTCGCACGGCTAACCTTGCAGACGGCGACAGGGGCACGGCAGGAGTTGACCTTGTAATTGTTCGCGCTGGCCTCACCTACATTCATGCTGCATTGTTTGACAGGAGCCTTCAGGGGGCAGGAAATAACATTGGAGGAAACGCTTCCAGTAATGGCGCAGCTACGGTGGCGGCTTCTTTCTTGACGGTGCCTAACGATTATCGTTATACCTACGAATATCGCGTGCCGCGTAAATTCTTTAGCCATGACCGTTTGGACGGCGAGAATCGCACTCAGTATTACTCTGACCGCACGCCTGGCCGTAGCAGCTTCACTGTAAGCATTAGCGGCACTACTGGCTCACCCATTGTTTCTTATGGCAACAGCACGGCAGTAACCACGGAAGAAGGCGATATTGTTACGCGACAAAGCGTATGGAGTGGAGATTTTAGTAAAGTCACCATGTTCAAGGTGGAATATAGCTGGTACGGCGCTGTTGGAGGTCACTTCTTGGCTTATGTGCCTGATGCCACCACTGCAGGAGAGGCACGATGGGTGAGAATGCATCACATTCGCGCCTCTAACCAACTAACTAGTCCTAGTCTGGCCAACCCTACGCTGCCTATTTCGTACTTGGTACAAAAGTCAACAAGCGGCAATGAAAACTCTCTGTATAAATATGGCGCCTCGTATTACATTGACGGCGGAGATAAGGGCACTATTGTTGCACGATCACAAAGCAACACTGCAGACAGAAGCGTAACCGCAAGCGGAACGATGCTGCTTGCTTTGCGCACTAAGAATACTATTAATTCAGTGCGTAATCGTATGCAAGTGTATCCCACTCGCCTAGGACTAGGAAGCGATGGCAGGGGAATTGTAAAGCTAATTAAAAATCCTACGAGCACCTCTGGCACTGCTACTTTCACTTCCGCCGATGCTCTTTCCCCCATTGAATTTACCACTAGCTCAGGCGTGACTGTCATTACAGGCGGAATTACTGTTGCAACGTTCTTTGTTGGAGCAGGAGGCGTAGACCTTGACCTGGCTCCGTATTTTGGCTATAACAAAGACTATCTTTCCTACCCATTGACCGCCGCCGCTGGAGATACTTTGTATTTGTTTGCGCAGTCTGCTAGTGGCACCATCAACATGAGTGGTGCTCTTACTTGGGAAGAGCAAGTATAAAGAGACGAACTAATGACAGCCTCTTATCGGGACGGCATTGAAAATTACTATCAGCTTCCAGATGATATTGCGCCTGCTGGCAGTGAGCTAGTAGAAAGTGAGCTAATTGATTTTGCCACTGGAGTGCCTCTTATTGAAGAGCTTTCTCTGGAGCCGCTAATTGGTGACACGGAGGAGACAGTGGTCTTTACTAACAGGGGAAATTGCACGCCAGTGCTTGTGACGAACGATGAAGTTCGTCCTGCGCCAGTCATTATTACAAACAGGGAGCAAAGTGAAGTGAGCACTAGCTTGCTTGGTATTCCCAAAGAAGAAACCGCATTGGTGCTTTTTGACACTGTAAATATTTATGGCGTGAATAGTAAAGAATGGTCGAGCGGTCCTAATGTCGCTGGCTACGCTTATTATTATGATCCCGCCGAATATACTTTTGCAGGAGATTTTGGTTACTACTGGCGGCACCTACCGGTAGAGAGTGCCATTCAAGCTTATGTCTTTCCTCGCCCAACAGGCTTCGTCTACCCCATTGATGACAACACTGGACGTTTTCCTGGTGGTTATACCAATGGAACAATGACTGCATACTGGGAAAGCAAGAGAGCTTTTCGTTATCAGCCAGGACGAGTGACGGGCTTTACGCTAGGCGTGAGGATGTCCACGGAAAGTGGTTATGACGGAGAAGTTATTCAATGGGGCTGCAGGAATGCTTATGGAGATGGTTATTTCTTTCAGCTAGAGAAAGGCACTGATTTATATATTGTTCGCACTTCTCCTGACCTTGGCACGCTGAAGGTGCCTAGGGAGGAATGGAACGGCGATAAGGTGCAAGTGGGGGAAGGTAGTACGCAATGGGGCCTGGATTTGTCTCGCGTGACAATGTTCAAAATTGAATTTAGCTGGTATGGAGCCGTGGGCGCTAAGTTCTTAGCCTATGTGCCTGCTGGCAATGGAGAAGCACGATGGGTGGTGTTGCATTACATTTCCGCTGAGAACCGCTTTGAATATCCCAGTCTGAGGAGTGCTTATCTTCGCTTGTTTACAAGTGCTGCTACCACTGCTGGCACTCAACAAGCTGCTTTTATTAATCTTTACGGCAGCAGCGTTTACATTGACGGCGGCGACAAAGGAACAGTCACGCTTGGCACGGCAGCTCTAGAGGCGCCTAAAGACATTAGCGCCACCAGTCGAAGCTTGCTGGGGCTAAATATCAAGGGCACCATCAATGGCGTGGATAATCAGAAGGCTGTCTATCCCGTTAGCTTGGCGGCATTTGCTTCTACGCCTGCCCGTTTCGATATCATCTTCAGGGGGAATAGCTGCGGCGGCGTGCAATATGGCTATGGCGAAGGCACAAGCTTATCTCGTGGACTTAGCACTGCCATTACAGTGACGAAGATTGGCAATAATCAACTTGCCATTGCCAGTGGCACATTCCCTAATGTCAGCACCGAACTAACTGGTCCTACCACATATCTTTCAGGGAAGCGCGTGAGAGTGACTGGCGCTGGTATTTTCAATACGCACGTTACAACTATTAGCTCAGGACTTACAACTATCACTACTGATCGTCCCATTCCTGATGGCACTACTTCCATTCGCTTGTCACGCTTTAATGCTTATGCTGTGGCGAATGCTGCCATTACTAGCGGCGTCACCTCTGGCAGCCTTCTAAGGCGCGACAACGACGGTTATTGGCGCGTAGGGCTATGGCCCCAGGCAAGTGGTGTTTACAACGGCACACAGCCCGTTGTATGGGCAGCAAGCTCGTATTCAGGATTGTCCTTTGACATTAATGGCAATGTAAATGGTGACCTGCGGCTTCCTATTGCTTTTGCTTGTAATGAAAGCTCGTCTTTTGCCATTGTCATTAATAGCGGTACACCTTCCTATAACATTTCAGCAGGCGGGAATAGTTTGACTGTTAGCGGCATTGCCAACCCTTGGCCTATTGCCATTGTCGCTGAACTAATGGACAGCTCCAATATTAGTGACGTGACTGTTCTTGAAGGGACAAACTTAACTACTGTTGGCAGTGGACTGACTAGAGCCGTGACAGCATTTTCTGTTGTTAGCGGACTAACGGAAACAGCAGCTACAGGCGGTGCAAACTACACTGCGCATAAGTTTGAAAATGCTATTTCCGACCCATTGTCTGCAACTTTGGTAGACAGGCAGGGAACTAAAGCTATGCCAACTGACAATAGAGTGGCAACATTCTTTATTGGTAGTGGTGAAACAAAGCAATTTGACCTCTCTAATGTGTTCGGCCCTGATAAAATGTTTATAGCAGGCGTACCTGGATCGCAATTTAACACTGGAGCATTGTTTGTAATGGCCACTGCACGAGTTGGAAGTGGCATTGCAAGCGCCATGCTTAACTGGGAGGAACAATGACACTTCCAGGACTTGTTGCTGCGAATAATCTTTCGGATGTTGTTGACAGGGAAAGAGCTTGGGATAATTTGGGCAGTAGCGTTTCAACTGATATTCCCATTCCATCGCCATCTTTAGACTTAAATTTTGCAGCAAACAAGAGCCTTGTTGATGACATTAGCGGTAATAATTTAATCACTTTTTCAAGGGCTTCCACTGGCACTTTTGTTGGCAGCAATGGACTAATTCAGACCGCCACAAGTGGTGCGCCACGGTTCGATCACAACCCCGCGACGGGGGAAAGCCTTGGGCTGTTGGTGGAGGAGGCGAGGACGAATTTGTTGCTGCGGAGTGAGGAAATTAACAACATTGCATGGTCGGCTAGCCTAGTACCCACTCCATCAGCCAATACAACCACGGCCCCTGACAATACAGTAACCGCTGAAACAATATCCGTGGCGGTTAGCGGCAACAACAGAGAAGTTGGTCAAGCATTTACATCAATAGCAGGCACAACATATTCATTTAGTTTCTTTGTTAAAGCAGGCACCACCTCATGGTGCTACCTTATCTTTAGCGACCGAACTGCACATTCTAATGGCTGGTATTTTAACGTAACTAATGGAGCGGTAGGAGGAGTAAGCGGATTAAGTGCCGGTACAAACGTCACTCGGGTGTCTAGTACAATTTTGCCAGCCGCCAACGGTTTCTGGAGGTGCCAAGTCACTTTGACCGTTGCCGATTCTGCAATCTATTATGCAACGGTAGGTGTTGTTGCCGCAAACAATAATGCTGGCGCTGCAGCAGGAAACACAATTTTTGTCTGGGGCGCCCAACTAGAAGCCGGCGCCTTCCCCACCTCCTACATCCCCACCGTCGCATCTACTGTCACCCGCGCTGCTGATGTGGCGAGCATTACGGGGGCTAATTTTAGCAGTTGGTATAATCAAGGTGCTGGCACTTTGTTTTTAGATGTAAAAAGTGACCAAGGACTAATTTCTGTTTTTGCTCTTGCGCAGACAGCCGCTGGCCTAGATCCACGAGTTTTACAACTTGGGAATGGAGTTACTGCAGACAGAGCTGAGGCGTATTCCTCTGCAGGATATTCATTGATTTTTACGGGATATGGCGGATTAAACGTCAGAATGAAAATGGCGAATGCGCAGCAATTAAACGATGCAGGTTTTTCTGTTAATGGAGCAACTGCATTAACTGACACTTCTTTTGCTCCTCCATCTGTTAATCGTCTAAACATTGGCTTCATAACTGGAGTTAGCGCACCCACACGAAGAGCCACTTTTTCGCGCTTAACTTACTACCCTGTCCGCCTTTCCAACTTAACTCTTGAATATCTGACTTCAGCTTCTGGCTCCCCATCCTCCACCACATATCCATACACCTTCACCATCAAAGGCAAAGACACTCTTGCGCTCAATAGCGTAAGCAATGCCTCCACTCGTGATTTCGTCTTCATCAAGGGGCTTAGCGCTTCTGCACAGTCTCGTCTAACCACTGCAGCTCAGCAAGTTGCATCAGGCACGGTCTTTCAAGATGCGGCAATGCTCAAAGCATCGCCCACTACTAGCGGCAACTATCTCTTCTCCTCAGGAATTACGCTCAGCGGCGTCTCTACGCGCATCAACGGCACTCCTGCCTTATCCATCGCTACTTCCCCCTTTAGTGGCTCCACTGCCACTGCTAGCATCCTCTTAAGGGAACTACAACCACAGACCAACTGGCGCATCACGGAACCAATGCCTTCTGGCACCATTGCATCTCCTGAATTTGCCATTCCTTTTGAAACAAACGATTTCGTACTGTTTATGAAAGCAGGACAGAACTAATGACGCAGCAATACGGTTTTCGTACAACAAGCAATCTGTCAGAAGTGCTGGACAGGAATGTCTGCCTGGATAATCTTGGCATTGATAGGCGCGACTTAGCTTTGCTTGTTGGCACGTCTGATTCAGGAGTGGTTGAAAGCGACTACCAGGCCATTATTGGACTGTCCAGCAGCTTAGAGCAGCAAATTGTTGCACTTAGTAGTGGTGCGACTGTTTCACTGTCTGGCATTAGTGCAAGGGCCTCACGCTTTGGAGATACTTTTACTGGCGCCGTCTTTGCCAATATCATCAATAACGATCGTCCATATACCACGCAAAGCGGCGTAATTATTGGCCCCTCGACAGTCTCATACTTTTCGCCATCAGCAAGTGGCTTGTTCTCTTCTGGAGGAGAATACAAGCTAGGCCCCGTTACTGCCGCCACCATCCAGTCAAGCGGCATCAATTACACGGGCACACTGGCTCAATGGGGCAGTCAGTTTGTGCGCTATAAGAATTTTCTTCAACTACAAGAACAGCCATCATGGACTGTTCGGCGCGTACCATTGTTTCTTCCTCCGCCCACGGCAATTTCTGGTTGCGTAATGTGGCTGGATGCTGAATACAGCGAGGTTAATTTGGATGGAAGCAATGGCGTGATTCAATGGAAAGGCGTAGGGAGTGGGCCAGTAGCAGCGCAAACCACTAGCGGCAATCGTCCCATTTATACAACGAATGTAATGAATGGCAAGCCTGCCATTCGCTTTGATGGTACTAATGACAGTTTAAGCATGGGGAATCTTGGCTACCTGGCACCTTCTGCAGCAACTATTGTCATGAAAGTGCGCGTGTTGGATGGTGATTACAACATCTTTAGCACCTTAAATAATGCGGCATGTAGGTGGAACGATGGCGGGCGGAATATTGATCTAGGTGTGTTTACCACTACTGTGCAAGCCAATATGGCTCTAGGCTTGGCAGAGAATAATGGCACTTACACTTTCGCCGTAAGAGCAAGCGCTGCTTACGGCTTGGAGATTAGAGAAAATAGCGTGCGATTGGACTATAAAAGCACAGGCTTCACTTACACAGGAGGAGACACCTACATCCTCGGCAGTGCTCCTGGCGGCGGTGGTGCAATGAACGGTGACATTCATTCATTCGCTTTCTTTAATAGAGTGTTGAGTGACAAAGAACTACGCACCGTGGAAGAATACTTCGCTTGGCGCTATGATGGCGTATATGACCCTGACCGCATTCAAACTCTGCAGTTGGAAGACTTTGCTTCCATTGAGCTTGAAGATAGCGTCGGCGGCAATAATCCGCTAGAGGCTTGAGCTAAATGACAAAAATTTCTCAGCTTACTGATATTGGCGCTAACTTAGCGGCGGGCGACGAATTTATCATTCGTGACGTAAGTGATGCTTCCACGCCTAATAAGAAAGTAACGGCTAGTGGCTTCTTTAATGTGGCCACTGCTTTGGGCTTTACGGGCCTGGACACTATTGTTGCAGGCGTGTCTAATGAAGCCAAAGTACAAGTGTTTGCAAGTGGCGTATTGGGACGCGCTGACACTACCATTAGCGGCGTCATCCCTGCTAGTACAACAATTTCAGGTTATTTTGAAAATGCTAGTGGCACTGTTGGAGGCACGCTCTTTCCCGTTGTAACGCAAACTGATATTGGCACTGCTCCTAATCAAGTGCCATTAAACGGTCAGTTGGGAGACATGGCTTTTGTCTCATATCCATTTTGGCGGGGCGGCACTGATACTACCACTACTAGCGGCGTTGTCACCATTGATGCTTTGTCTTTTGAACGCTTTAACTATACGGCTTCAATGGCTACAGGCGTTACTGTGAATTTCAGTAATTTAACGAATGGACGAGAAATAAAGCTTTACGTGCGCAATACTAATGCCACTGCACGCCCTATAAGCGTTGCTGCATCTACTAGTGGCACTGGTCATGTTGGCGTTAATTTAGCTCCTGGAAGCCCTCCAGGCGGCGCATCAGTTAGTGGCATTACGCTTTCTGGTTCCACTGGCACGGCTATGGTGTGGGTGGGAAATATTAATGGCACCATCGCTGGAGGCTTCTTCTAATGTCTATTAAGCGTTTTTTCCCTAATACTCGCCCCACGCTAGATCTTAATTTTGCTGCTACTAAGCGCTTAGATCCTCGCATTACTTATACGAGGGCATCTACTGGCACTTTCGTGGGCTCAGATGGCCTCATTCAAGGTGCTGCTGTTAATCAGGCGCGGTTTGAACATAATCCGACAACGGGGGAAAGCCTTGGGCTGTTGGTGGAGGAGGCGAGGACTAACCTTGCGCTGTATAGCGAGCAGATTAACGATGCCAGTTGGGCGAAGCAGGATGCCACGGTCACAGCAAACTCTGCGGTGAGTCCAGATGGCACAACAACTGCTGATTTAATCTATCCAAGCACAACTGGTTCAATTCGATATGTTAATAAATCAGTTGGTATTTCAAGTAGTATTACCACTATGTCTTTCTTTGTAAAGGCGTCGGGATTTACTCGCTGTTATTTACTTGGTGGCACCACATCTCTTGGCGCATGGTTTGATCTTTCTGCTGGCACTGTTGGTACGGTTACAGCCAACTGTTCAGCAACCATTCAAGCTTTTGCAAATGGTTGGTTTCGCTGTTCTCTCACTCAACCAGCTACAACCAATCCGTATATCAGCATTGGTCCATGTGACGCAAATAATAGTTTTGTTGCAACCGCTTCATCCACTAATGGAATCTTTGTCTGGGGCGCCCAACTAGAAGCAGGCTCCTTCCCCACCTCCTACATCCCCACTGTGGCGTCCACTGTCACCCGCGCTGCTGATGTGGCGAGCATTACGGGGACTAACTTTTCGAGTTGGTATAACCAGAGTCAAGGGACGCTGTTTTGTTCCTTTCCAACGGCAAAACAAGATGCAAGTGGGTCTACTTTATCCATAGTTGCGTTAAATGACAATACCGATAATGAACATGTTGGCATATCTAGGAACTATGATCCTTTGCAGTTAAACGTTAACATTGTAACTGGATACATTGCGCAATCATCGTTTACTTTTTATCCCATACCATACGGTATCAAAAAAGTTGCATTGGGTTTAGCTGCAAATAATTCCATATGCGTCGTAGATGGAACCACGTCTGCTGTTGACACATCTATTTCTATGCCTAGTCCGAATCAACTTTTGCTAGGCACGGACACTGGCTATACCAACTACGCCCTAAACGGCACCATCGCCTGCCTCGCTTTCTACCCCGTCCGTCTCCCCGACGCTCAACTCCAGGCCCTCACCGCCACCTAATTCCCATGACTAACCGCCTCCGCTTTCCCGACGAGACTACGTTCCGTTCTGCCTCATATGTTGCTGGCTTCTATAACGAGCCAGAAGGCGATAATCCTGGCGGTTACATCCAGTACACGCATGACCACGCCATGGACATTGCTGGCATTCTTTACAATGATGATGCCATTGTCGATCCTGAAACTGGAAAGATCACTTCTCCTGCCACTCCCATGGAAGGCTGGCATGTTAATTTTATTGGCACGCTTCCTGATGGTTGGGACGATTATCTAGTGGCGCCTCGTAATCCTCGTCATAAATTCGCAGGAGACAGCTAATGACAAGAGGGCTCGTTCGTAAGAATAATCTTTCCGACTTGCCCTCTGCAGAGCAAGCCAGAATTAATCTTGGATTAGCCACTGCTGATTACAATCGCATTCGTGGACTGTTTACCAGCGCAGGCGTGAGCAATGTAGACGTGCAGCGCATCGCTAGGTCCACAAGCAATTTCCAAGGGCAAATCAACGGGCTCACTGCTACGCTTTCTGGCATCATCCCATCGTTGTATGTTTCCCGTAGTGGGGACACTATTTCTGGCTCGTGGGCTAACACTGGTTACATTCAGTCAGGAAGCCTCGTGCAAAGCGGCGTAACGCTTAGCGGCTCTTCTGACAGTCTCTTTACGCTCACCGTCTCAGGACTGTCCTACGCGCTGTCTACAAGCACGTTAACGACGAATGCAGGCTTAACAGTACAGGGACTAAGGGACAATGGGGGCGTAATATTTGCGAGTGGAGTAGTCGCCAATAAGCGGGTGCCAATAAATATTAATGGCAGACCGTATTTCTTGGAGGCAGGCTAATGCAAATCATTCTTCATCTTGGCGGCACTCCTGAAAGGGCTGAAACAGCAGCTCGATTAGCCGCATCAATGCCTGACAGCGTGGTGGTAGTGTCGTCTGAAGGGGATGGTTTCTATCAATGGTATGACGCGGCTGGCATTGCTCGTGAGCGTATCATCGTAGACAACGCAGCGTGGGACACTGTTACTAATTTCACCCACACTTACAAGCTGCTAAAAAGCTTAAACTGTTCGCGCCTATATGTGGTGACCAGTTTCTTCCATTGCTATCGTTCAATGCTTATTGCACTAGCCTGTTGGGGCGGAAGAGTGCCTATTTACATGGTGCCTCACGGCACTGGCATTAATGAAGCGGACGAAGGTTTTGCCAAGGTAGATTTCTTTCGCGCATTATGCTGGCGACTGTTCGGCTTTGTTCTCTTCTATAAGAAAACCAGAGAGGAGCGTCAACCAGGATTTAAGACTAGCGACGAACATGGTCGTGAAATCGGCTTTTAGGTCTTAAGCTTTATAGGCATTTTCATTTGGCAATGACAGTAAAGAGCAAAGGCGGTAGTGCAGCACTTAAGCGTGACCACCTCCCAGGAGCCCCTAAGCTGACTAGGCAGGGCAATGGAAAGCGGAGCAAGCCTTCGCATGGTAGGAAGCTTCGCAAAGGGCAGGGAAAGGGTTAGGCGTTGACAAGCGCATCGTTCATGGCTAGCCTGCGGGCTGGCCTTTTCCTTTGCCATGGCTTTCACTGATTCCTATTCCTTTTCCCATCGTTTCTCTTGTGATAGAGCAACAAGCGATACTGCTGGCTACCAAGAAATCATTCATCAATGTCAAGAAGTGAATGCCATCTCTTTAACGCGCCAGTTCTATCAATTCGCCTTGGGCTGTGGCTATGCGCCTCAAAGCATGGTAACCGCTTTTGAAACGATGGCGGCAGAATATGGTGAAGCACATTGTGACTATGATATAAAGAAAGATAGTTAAATAAAAATGGGCCAAATAGTTCGTGGTGGAGAGCAGTTTGAAACTGCCATTCAAGCTGACCACCGTGGACAGTTGTTGCAGCAGGGGCCAGACAGCGGGGCTCTAGATGCTTTCGGCAGACAACGCTTTAGTGAGCCATTCACACTGTTTGATTCCATGCTGCGCTATTCAAAGCGCACAGACCTATGGGACGAAGCCGTAGTTGGCGGTGGTACTACTAATTATTTGACAAACGAAAGCTCGCTAGAGCTTAAGACAACAGTGGCGTCAGGAGACACGGTGCTCCGTCGATCACGAAGGCATTTTCCTTACCAGCCAGGGAAGTCGTTGCTTGTCATGGCAAGCTTTGTTGGTAATGCTCCCATTGCTGGTCTTGTACAGGAGGTGGGGTATTTTGATGATGACAATGGCATTATTTTGCGAACTAATGGCACAAGCGTGCAGTTTGTGGTGAGGAGCAGTGCTACTGGCACCGTCCAAGAAAACGTTGTTAGTCAAGCGGAATGGAACATTGATTCTTTTGCGGCCCTTGATTTTACGAAAGCCAATATTTTTATCACTGACCTGGAATGGTTAGGCGTAGGAAGGGTGCGCTGTGGTTTTGTTATCGACGGTGAAATTCGTTATTGCCATGAATTTAAGCATTCCAACAATATCAATAAGGTGTATATGACCTCGGCTATTTTGCCAACGTCTTATCGCTTGCATAATTCTTCCGCCATTGCTTCTCCTGCCGTCTTAAAGCAAATTTGTACAAGCGTAGCAAGTGAAGGTGGCTATCAGCCAACTGGTCCTATTTACATAACGGGACGTGGCGCAGGTAGTTTCAGCGCAATTTCTTCTGAAACCATGGTGGCAGCCATCCGCATGGCAAGTGATCGCACTGACAATGTGATTATTCCCGCTCAAATTGACGCAAGCTTAGGGGGCAATCCGTCTGCCAACACCGTGGCACAATGGCGACTACGCCTTAATCCAACAGTTAGCGGCACTTGGCTTTCTGCAGACAATGGCAGGGGGAATGTGCAAGTGATGAGCACCGGCACTTTTTCTGGCGGCACCATCATTGGTGCTGGGCTAGTGGCATCTCGTTCTTCCATTGAATTTGATCCTCAAAGTGGTTTGGCATTGTCATTAGGACAAAGCATTACTGGTACAAGCGACATTATTATCTTGACGCTTCAATGTAGCTCTTCTGAAAATGCCACCGGCTTAATTGGTTGGAGGGAGGTAGTGTAGGTCATTTTTGTGTAGACTATTGATATTGTCAATGGTGCGGCAGTGGACCCAGCTCGTTACGACATAACCATCCACCAAGGCGCCACTTATCAGCTTGCCTTGCAATATAAGGACAGTGCTAGCGTGCCTGTCAATATGAGTGGTTATACGCTGGAAGCAGAACTATGGAACAGAACGGGCACGACAAAGCTTGCTAATTTTGACACGCCATGGACTGTTCAAGCTAGTGGCATGTTCAAGCTCAAACTGACTAGCGCTGTCACTTCTGGCATTACAGAGCAAGGGCAGTATGATTTAATGATTACTGAGCCTGGCGGTGATAAATACTACCTGCTGCAAGGCACTGCTTATATTGATTTGGGACTTACTGGACGAGGGTTGTAATGGCTAGCAACATTGTCGTCACGCAAACAAATACGCAGCTTCTAATCACAGAGGAGAATGGCAACGAAGTGGCGGTTATTGCGCCTAGCTCTCCGTCCATCGCTCTAAGTTCAGACGGCCCTCAAGGCGCTGTTGGTCCTGCTGGCCCTGCTGGTCCCGCCGGCCTAGTGGTTAATGATGTGGCTAAAGTAAATAAAAGCGTCGTTTATTATGACGCCAACACGGCTACGTTCAAGGCCGATAATACTTGGACTACTGACACCCTTGTTGACGGAGCTAACTTTTAGTGGCCAACACTATTCGCATCAAACGTCGCCTGGCTGGTGGTGCCGCAGGCGCTCCATCTACTCTTCAAAATGCTGAGTTGGCATTTAACGAGCAAGATTCAACTCTGTATTACGGCGTTGGTACTGGAGGGGGAGGTGGATCTGCCACTTCGATCCTATCCATTGCTGGTCCTGGAGCCTTTGCAACACTAGGCACCACGCAGACGATTACAGGAGACAAAACACTTAGCGGCATTATTTCGCTGACTGGCACTGGTGCAGGTAGTGCAATTGGCGTTACGCAAGCAGTGAATGACAATAGTACGCGCTTAGCCACTACTGCGTTTGTCTTGGGACAAGGAAACGCTACTGCTGGCACCATCGCAATGAATGGTACGCAGGCGGCTGGTACTAGCAATTTATATGCCCGCGCTGATCACATCCACCCCATTGATACAAGTAGGGCGCCATTGGCATCACCGTCGCTTACGGGCACACCGTTATCAACGACTGCTGCCGTTGACACTAATACCACGCAAATTGCCACCACGGCGTTTGTATTGGCTCAAGCCGCAGCAGCTACTCCCTCTGCACTGGGCGTGGCGGCAGTAGGCAGTAGTACGCGATATGCAAGGGCGGATCACGTTCACGCTAATGCCACACTGAGTTCAGTTGGCGCAGCCACTGCTGATGTGGCATTTGGTGGCTTCAAGATCACCAACGTGGGAACGCCGACTGCGGATAGCGACGCAGCGACAAAGGCTTATGTGGATGCCGCCCGTAGCGGCCTCGATGTAAAGCAAAGCGTCCGCGCTGCCTCAACCGCAACCGTCACTGTTACGTATGCGGCAACAGGTGGCACTAGCGCACGAGGTCAGATCACAGCAGCGCCCAATACTCTTGACGGCGTAACGCTGGTAGCCAATGATCGTATCCTGCTCAAGAACCAAAGCACTGGCGCACAGAACGGTATATGGGTGGTTAGTACTGTCGGCACTGGTTCCAACGGTGTATGGGATCGTGCCACTGACTTCGACACTGACGCAGAAGTAACGCCTGGTGCGTTTACTTTCATTGAAGAAGGCACGCAAGCCGATACTGGTTGGGTCTTGGCGACAAACGCACCAATTATTATTGGCGGCGCTAGCGGCACTGCACTGACATTTAACCAATTCAGCAGCGCTGGTAGTGGAGTTTCCACATTTTCGGCGGGCACCACTGGTTTCACTCCAAGCACGGCAACAGGCGGCGCCATTACTCTGGCTGGCACTCTTGCCGCTGCTAATGGTGGCACAGGCGTGTCCAACTCCAGCACCATCACGATTGGCGGTAATATTTCCACCGCTGGTGCGCTCACGCTAAGCGGCGCCTTCGGAACAACATTGACTGTTACAGGAACGACTAGCATTACGCTTCCAACTAGTGGTACTGTATTAAGCGATGCTTCCACCGTTGATGGCGGTACGTTCTAATGGCTAATACAATTCTTTTGCGGCGTGGTTCAACTGCTCCATCAGCGGGAAGTTTTGCCGTGGGCGAGCCCGCATGGGACTCCACTAATGGCATTCTCTACGTCAAGAACGCCGCTGGCGCGATGGTGCAAATCGGCACTGGCGGCGTGGCCGGTGTTAGCTATGGCAAACTACTCGCTGTCGATTATGGTGCAGCAACACCGTAACGTTCGCTTTTATCTCTCATGGCAGCTAACACTTCTCCCATCTGGACGCTGACGCCAAACGTCAGTCATGCAGACATCTTGACTACATCCACAAACGTAAATACCACTGCTCCTGGCACGATCGGGACCAACTGTTTCTTGGCATTTACGTCTGGCGTAGATGGCTCTTACATACAAAAATTCCGCTTCTCATTCGTTTCAACTACAAGTGTTATTAGCTCGGTTGCTACGACATTGCAAGTGTACACATCCACTGTCAATACTGGTGCTACAACAACAGGCAACACCGACTTGATTGCGATAGTTCAAGCCGCAGCGCAAACTGTTTCAGCCGTAACGACTGCGCCCTATCAAATCGAGGTTCCGTTTAACTTTGCAATTCCAGCTAACAGGTTCTTGCTTGTGGCACAATCCGTTGCTCAAAACACTAACTCTAACTGGCAAGGATTGGCGATTGGAGGCAACTACTAATGCTTAATATATTTGACATTCCAAAACCACAAAACGGTTTTGTCAGCGTATTTCCTGGTTCCGCCAACGCTAACACACAGTGGGTGGCTTGGGAAAAGCCCGCAAACATCAATATGATCCGAATTGTCTGTATCGGCGGCGGTGCAGGCGGTGGTGGCGGCTTTCCAAGCGCAACAGCAACTGCCCGTGGCGGTGGTGGTGGCGGTGGTAGCAGTGGTTTTTCAACAGTGGAAATTCCTGCTGCTTTATTACCTGACATATTGTACGTATCAGCAGGTATTGGCGGTAGCGGCGGTGCTTCCTCAACTACTGTTGGTACTCTTGGGGCCAACGGTATTGGCTCTTATGTTTCAATTGCTCCAGCTACTGCCGCTATCTACACCGTCTGTTTTGCTAACCCTGGAACAGCAGGCGGTACGGCAGCTACAGCGACGGTTGTAGGATCGGCGGGTGGCGCTGGTGCGGTTGCAACAACTGCCAACTGTTTGCTTAGTGCACTGGGAACTAGCTTTTTTCTTGCAGGACAAGCCGGTGGTGCTGGCGGTGCAGTAGCCAACGGTGCAGGCGGTGCAATCACCTACCCAACAACTGGATTACTCCTGTCTGGTGGAGCCGGCGGTGGCGGTGGTTCAACAGGTGCAGGCGGTAACGTCACAGCCCCTGCTTCGCAGACAGCCGTACTAAACCTTTTTCCAACTTTGGTGGGTGGTGCTGCTGGTGCAACTGCAGGCATTGGCTCTCCTGGAGTTGCGCTTCGTACTCCAATGCTCTTCACTGGAGGTTCAGGAGGTGGCTGCAATAGCGCCAACGCTCTTGGTGGACTTGGTGGTGATGGTGCCATTGGCTCAGGCGGTGCAGGCGGTGGTGCTGGCGGAACTACAGGCGGTAGTGGTGCTGGCGGTAACGGCGGTTCAGGATTAGTATTGATCTATTCGTGGTAGTCACATTTATGGAAGATTGGCTGAATTCTCCTGACCTACAGGCACTTCGGGAGGCATGGTGCGAAGCTGAAAAGCGTCAAAAAGCTGAAGACGATGCCTGGTGGGACAGCCTTGATTACGATGGCAAAGGCCAAGCATTTAGGCAAATTGTAAAACTAACGTACAGGGCAGAAGTAATAGATAGGGGGTCATATCGTCATGCGCTTTATGAAGTGTTTGGTCTTGAATATGGCGACGGCTTAACTTATTACATGCAGCTTCACAATCTTATTGTTCAGGGTCTCGCAGCGGAAGAGAAAGCTTGCGCGAAGGATGATAAGGATGAACGCAATGACAATACATGCGACTAGCCATTGTCATTCCCAAGGAAAATATTGCTAAACCAAGAATGATTTCCATGGCAACAAACTATCTCCCTTTATTTTAGGCCGTCCATGGTCCAAGTAATACGTAGCTCGCCGCCAAGAGCCTTTACGTCGTCGCTGGCGCTCTCAGGAGCCTCGTGAACGATCATCACGGAAGGGACGATGGCATTGGGCAAGGGAGTGATTGTGGCGGCTGGAAACAGCTCCTGGGCTTTGCTGGCAAGCTTGGTGGCAATGGTTTCACGCTCTTCCTTTTCCCATTGCTTCACGAGGGTAGAAGCTTGCTCGTCTACCCTCTTAATAGTTTGTTCCGTTTTCCATTCCGTCCAGTCTGGCTTGCACCAATTAATCAGCGCAATAAACCATGGTTTCAAACGCAATGAAGGCCGCTTATCAGCAGCCCACATAGCTAGTTCATAACAAAGCGCATTGAATATGGATTGCTGGGTCACGCTTCTTGATAAACAGAAACAAAGATGGAGCCAGTTTTTAGCAAGGGCACAACTTTGTCGCGAAGATCAATATTATGACAACGAACGCACCCATGAGTGGGAAATAGCGCTTGTTTTGGAGCCCATGCACCAGGCCATCCACAAGCAGATCCGCCGCCATGAATCATAATTCCTGCTCTGCCATGCTTTGCTTCTTGATTTTCTAGCTCAATCAAGTCAAGACTGTACCAACCGTATGACATCAAGGTGCGATCATAAGTTGGCTTGTCTCCTACTCTTTCGTGGTCACGATATACAGTGCCAATTTTATACATGCCAGGAGGTGTGTCGGAATTAGTCACCTTCCATTCAGACTCGCTGCTTTGCCCACGAGCCAAACAGTCAACTTCCCAAAGAAGCTTTCCTTCAAAGGAAAACGCTTTCATCCTTTCAGAGGCATCATTCACAATCAAGTGAGAGTCGCCTGCTTTGAAGCCAAAGTCTTGCGGGCGTTTCTTCGGACCAATTAAAGCCATGGGAGGAGGGATAATGAGAGATTCAGGAGCATATTGCTTCATCAGCCGCGAAAGCTTGGCAGGGTAGTCAGGATCAGTGGCATAGCCTTGATCTTTGAGCATACGAGCAGCAGCATAGCGATTGTCGGCCCCATTGACGCCCTTGTAAGATTGCCAATCTTTATACCAATGGACCACTAAATATTCAATGCAAGCAGCAAGACTGGGAAAGTCAATAAACCCCGCCTTAATGGTCACCCATTTGCCATCGTAAAACTCTTTAGTCTCACGAGAGCTGCCAATGCCTTTTAAGCCAAAATAATTATGCGTGCCAGAAGTGTGTTTGCCAAAATTGCTTTCTAGCGCCCATTGTGCTGCTACTAGCTCAGGGAATTTAGCCCCCATGCGCTTTGCATGGAGGCTTACGCCCTGCCAAGTATTGGCAATATCAGGCATCAGCCTTTAACGCGAAAGATTGCCTTAAGGCCAGTCAAGACCAGTTGAACAATGTTATTGCTCTTGTAGGGGGTGTGCTGAATCACTTGATCCAGAGCTGCAATGGCAATACCGCCAATTACAAACCATTCAATGCCAGTCATAATAGAAAAGCGTTTTGTAAAGCCTAGCGTCTAATCTCCAAAGAGCGCACCCGCTCTTCCAGCCCTTTAAGGTTTTCCGTGAGCGTGTCAAGCTTTTCTGCAATATTTTCTACTTGCGCAGTGATCTTTACTTGCTGATGACCAATGCTCATCATCATGGCGCCAGTAGCCAAGAGCATACCAGCAGTGATTGAAACAGCCAAGTCGGCCAGCTTTTCCTGCCAGCTTTTCATGCTCGTAAAGAATTTCTTTTGTTCATTCTAAGCTATTCCCCGAGGCGTAGTTTTGGCTTTAAGCTAGGGAGAAGACCGTCAAAAATCATCATGAGGATGAGCAATGGACCGGAAGAACTTCTCCATTCGCTTTCTGAATTACGTCCTGGTGATGCAAAACGACGTTATCGCAAAAGTATTTTTGAAGACTATTCTGTAAGGGGACCATTTGGTCATTGCGCTTGTGCTTATTGCGGCAAGTGGACCGAAAAGCTTACGATTGATCATCTTGTACCAAAGAGCAAAGGCGGTCCGCACTTTGCAAAATGGAACAATATTCCTTCCTGTCTGAGTTGCAACGCCGGGAAGGGAAGTCTGCCAGTTTTTGAATGGTGGCGGCCTCAGCGATTTTGGACAGAACATCGTGAGCAGGCTTTGCTTGAGTGGGTACATTTCCATAGCTTTGTAAGTGCTCACACTGATTTGTCTGACTGGGAAGCATGGTGCGAGGCTACTCAGCGTATTTTGCCATTGCATGAAAAAGGGACCGTTTACGGCCCCTTCCCTTTGAACGGGTTGTGCGCTGCTTAATGGTCGCGAATGGGAGGGAACATGCCCTCTGAGGGGCCTTGACGCACGTTTGGCAATGGACAGAAGCCATCGGGACATCCGCTTGGTAGCTGATAATCGTCAGGATCGTAATTGACAGACAAAGCTTCGCTTATGGTTTGTGTAATTTTATCCTCAAAAGCAACTTCATTTTCTCTGGTTGCAATCAAGCGAAGCAAGTACCACTCAGCCTTCTTTAGGTCTTCAATGCCATTCTTGTTTTCGTAGCGATACAAATACTTAATGCAATTACCTTTTAGGAAGCCTTTGAAGGCTTCGGCAGTCATTGATGCTTCAATGGCTTCAATGCATTCCACTCCTCCTTTTTGGTAGTGGGCGGGGTTAATGGCGTTCATGCTCAGAATTGGTAGTTGTTTTCAGCGAAGGCATCAAAGGCTTCTGGAGCCACTGGCCTTCCTAGTTCAAGGAGCGCCTTAGCGTAAGACACAATTTCTCCTTGAGCACCTTTGCCAATGCGCAGGGAGATGAAATGGAACAGAGCCTGTAAAGAACAAGTCCAGACGAAACTGGTATAAAGCGCTGAGGGCAGGATGGCTCTAGACTGCTCCTTGCTCACCCCTGTCAGTAGAAGCCCCTCGTAGGCATTTTGGCAAGCGTGCAAGGCACGAACGTACTGCATAAGGGCTAATCCTTGCTTGTCGGCAGGAAGGGCTCCTGCAGAGGCCTGGCGGTTGTCCTCGCTTTGCTGGAGGAACTCAATGGGAATGTAAAATTCAGCACTTTCTGCCGCACAGTAACGAAAGCTTTTTTCGTTCCAGCCAAGTTGATCATCAACAAACGTAGAAGCGACTGTGTGCTTCCACCATTGTCTGGCGATGAACAACGGAGCCTTCACTGACCACTTAAATACCACACCCCTAAAAGGAGAAGTGTGATGATGCTTTGC